CGCACTGGGTAGAATGTGCCTTCGATTACGTCTGAGAGATGCCCGTTTACGACTCCGTACTTCAGCTGTTGGCAGTAGAACTTGCGGTTGCAGATATTGAAGATGTGGCGTGCGTCTCTCAGCTGCAGGCTGCGGAATCTGATGATGTAGACCTCTGAGAAGTCTACGTCGAGCTGGTTTACCCAGTATGTGTTGTACATTCCTTTGCTGCCGTTGATAGACAGGTCGAAGTTGCCTTCTATGTTGATGTAATACAGCCGCTGATGTCCCCAGAAGAGGGCGTCCGTATACAGGTGCGACGTGGAATACTGTAACAGGCGGCTGTTTACGCACAACGGGGTTACAGCCGGATGGCCATCGACTTCTGGCTGTATGCCAAGATAGAAGGCCAGGAACATTGTGTCGGAAATGGTCTCAGACTTTTCTCCGTCATATATTTTATCCAGTACTCCCTGTGCCGTGTCTTCTGTCGATGATGCTTCATCCGAATCAGTATTCTCAGCCAAAGGCAGAGGATATATCAGAACCCCTTTCCCTGCATTGGAATTAGACGACCGGGTGCACCACACCTGCTCTGCCGGCACGAGGTTCAGTTCCATCTTGTCGTCAGAGTTATCCTCGATGCGTGGTCCGAACTGATTGACCATCTTCAGCAAAGCGAAATTGTCTGTACAACCGGCAAGCACGAAAGGATATTCATATACGCTCTCCTCCATGAGACTTGGCAACAGTCTGTATATCGTGTTCTTGTTGAAAACGTCCTTCACCGCCTGTGGTGTTGTTTTGCTTTCGGAGAATCCGTCATCGCCAATAATTGCCTTATACACATAATAGAGTGAAGCTTTCCACCAATCGTAAGGAAGAGTGCCCGACGGACATAAAACCGTCTGCAATTTACCCATCAGCTCATGGTCTATACTTGAGAACTTATAAAGGTTTGTCGATGGGAACTTATAGGAAACGTTATGATAAACTATATTATCCGGCGGATCCTGGTCATACTTCTTGTCAACATCCCCGATGACATCGCCATACGCTATGTGTTCCACTTCCGCAGTCTTGTAATATTTGGCTGCATTCATGATACTGACTGTCTTTGAGAAGTTGTCTACAACGAAATACGCCGCACATAGGTTTTCCACCTGCGACAGGAACTCCTCCACGGTCCAGTTCTCCACCATCCTATTATAATATAAGGTATCGTGGGCATGCACCACAACCAGGTGTGACAGTTCCTTGCTTGCTGCCAGGTAATCATCTTTCACCGTATACCCCAAAGCCTGCAACACTTTCCGCACTATTGCCGCAAGATACGGCTGCGGACATAGCCGCGTACCAGTCTTGTATTTCAGAGCGGCTTTATCCGTCGCCAATTCAATCTCATTGCAGATGGTAGAATTGTTATATGTCCCGAATCCGCTGTGCATCACATTCTCCGGTCTTATTCTGAACGTCACCTTCGCACATACCGGCGTGCAGACATAATCCCATTGCGGATATGAGCCTTGCATGGAGGCAAGTGCCGTTGCTTCGTCTATCGAGGGGATGCTGCCAAGGTCAAGTTCATGAAGACGCTTGTCGCTGCCGGCAATGAAATTGAACTCCGAGTTGCCGGCCACAATCTGGATTTTCACCGTCTTGGTGTCTATCTCCAGGATAACCTCCGTACCACTGATGATAACCCCTTTTTCATAGTAGAGCACGGCGGAACGGTTTTCCGGTCTGCTCCCCACATCGATACGGTGCATGCTTCGATACACTCTTGCGTTCTGCGGGTCGGCGAGGGATATGTCAATATCAAGCGTATGCTGCCCCTCAGACGTAAAAAACGGGTTACGGGCATAGAACTCCAGAGACAGGTCGGCTGCAAGATTCACCTTCTCGCCGTTGATCATAAGTTTAATCATCTTCTTCTGCGTTTAACGTTATACATCATTTTATCCACGAGTTTCTCTGCTTCGATGGTGCCGTGTCTGCCTGTGGCGTATGTCTCTGCCACGATAGGCTCAGAGAATCTCCTGTCAATTACGTCAAGACTCTTCACCACTCTTGCCAGCACAGCGAGCAACCCTTCGTCACCGGGCGTTGCAGCTGCTGAGGAGCCAGAGGCTGAATCACGGATGAAGGATGCCGCCGCACCTCTTGAAGCGGGAACCACTGCAGCTATGTCAGCCCCTGTGAGCCTTGATACGTTTCCGGAGCGCTGCGCTGCGTCGATAAGGCTGAGCACAGGCATGATGTCCGGATTCGCTGTAGCAAAGCGGTTAGCCACGAACTCGTTGCTGTGTACGATGCCCTGTGGTTTGTCCCATGGACCAGAGGAGGTGAAGCCACCTACAGCAAAGTTGCCTATAGCTGCCTTGGCAGCCTCGAAGGCAGCTGTAATCAAGGCTATCTCGGCAGCAGCCTTGGCAACGCCGGCAAAACCAAGAGTGGAAATATTCTTTGCCAAGGATGCGGCTTTGGCAGCGAGAATGGCTTTCTCTACCGCATCGATCATAAGTGTAAGCATCTGCTTCAGGAAGTCCTTAAATGCCGCGCTTTGTCCGGAAAGCAGATTGCCAATCGTTTCCCCTATCAACTGTCCAGACTGTATAATCGTATCATAGATGATATCCTTGTATTTGTTCTCCAACTCTTGCCGCTCCTCAAGTCCTTTCCTTGTTATATCCGTTTCTGCCTTATCCAATTCCTCTTGTATCTCTTTTCTCTGTTCGGCGTTTAGCTCCATATCATCGATGAGCGTATCGAGATAGTCCTTCCACTTTCTTGCCCTCTCCTCCTGGCTCAGTTCGTCAAGTTTGCCAGCCTTGATATTCGCCCGTTCCTGCGCATCAAGCAGGGCATCGAACTTCTCCTTTGCATCCTTGATTATACGTTCGGCAGACTCCTTGTCGGCTTTCCGCGTGTCGGCATCATATTTCTCCTTCAGCTTTTTCAGCTTTTCCTGATATGCCTCTCCGGAAATCAGTTTCTTGTCATAGGCATTTTCGAGCATTGCCAGGTCTTTGTCGTACTGCTCCTTCAGTGCGGCAAGCTCATTGCTATGGCGTTCCTCTTCGGTGGTGTCGTACTGCTTATCGAGTTCCTTCATCTTTTCAAAGAGTCGCATCTTAAATTCAAGAATCTTCTGTTGTATCTCCGCTTTCTTTTTTGGCTCAAGATTAGCCACATCGAGTTTCCTGTTCAGTTCCTCAAGCTCCAGGTCCTCGATTTTGCGGTTATATTCCTGCTCCGTTTCAATTTCCCCTTCGAGGTATTTTATTTTTGTTGAGGAACGTTTGTCCTCGTATTCGGCAGAGATTTTGTCGAGTTCCGCATTCATCTTCCTTCTTGCCTCCACCTCTACCTTTCGGGCAGCCGCAGCACGCTTTCGAGCAGCCTTTTCTGCCTCCTTCGGATCTGTATATTTACCAGGCTTCACCTGTTCCTCCTCACCCCCTGCATCATGTTTAGCCTTCAGCTTCAGTAGTTCCGCCTGTGTCTGCTGAAGGCTTCTTACGTACTGCCGTTCCTCGTTGTTGAGCGAGTTTATACTGTTTTTGTATCTTATCACTGCCGCCTCTGCGGTATTGAAGGCATATCCCTGCTGCTCCAGGGCAGTCGTCTCGTTCCATCCTCCGTTGCTGCCGTGCGACAGCAGTGTCTGCATGGCGTTCTTCCCTTTTTCGATATAGTTCAGCATACTGTTCGTACCCGTCTGGAAGAAGTCATACCATCGTGTCTGGTCTTTCTTCTGCTCGTCGAGCTTCCTCTTCTCTATGTCTTCTATCTTTGCCTGCAGAGCTTTTGCCCTTGCATTGAGATAGATGGATTCCGTATATGCGTTAATGGCACTTGTCGCCTTCTGCGTGTTTATATTCTCAAGGCGCAGCCATCCGAGGTATTCCGGACTGATTTTGTTTAGTTCCTCGATGGCCGCTTTTCTTTCTGCATCCGATGCCGTCTTGCTTCTTGCAATGGCCACCAGTGCCATCAGGTTTGCCTTCTCGCTTTCCGCCTGTGCATTGGCATCCTTATGCACTTCTGCAAGAGCCTTTTCCGCCTCCGACGCTTCATTGACATTATCAATCCAGTCCTTAATTACAGCAATGGCCACAAGTATTGCCGTTGCTGCAGCGGTCCACGGGTTTTCCATCATCACTGCCTTCAACTTGTTGAAGCCAACTATTACCTTATCGTTCCACAGCACCTGCAGCTTTTTTATCGCCACGTCTGCTTTCTCTAGAACGATATAAGCGGCAAGCAATGCTGTAGCCGTGAGGATTGTCGTGTTAAACTTCAAGAACACCGACACTATGGCAGAAAGCACCGAAACGGCAGCGGAACCTACACCGATACCGACATTGACGAGAGGCATCAGTCTCTCTCCGAGCTCAACACTTACATCACGCAGTCGTTTCTTCGCTTTCTCCATTCCTGCCAGGACAGTATTGTTCTGCACGTTGAACTCGTCAAGCACGCTCGTCCCTTCATTATAGGCATCACTTGCTATCTCCTGCGCTTCGCGCACCTGATCGAGATGCGAAGCCACCGAGGAGAGCACACCGACGGCACGCGTTCCGTCAAGTTTCATCTCTTCAAACATCGGTGCCATCTTGTCAAAGCCCCCCTGTGCATTCATTGCCGAGAGGAACTGCAGCAATGCCGCATTGGCATCGTTTTTCAGGAGATTGGTGAAGTCCTTCACGTCCTTTCCTGCAAGAGCGGCAAAGCGTGCCGGTTCCTGATACATCTTCGTAATGAGCTGCGAGAAAACGGTGGATGCCGTCGCCTCCTCCTGCATATTCTGGTCGAGGGCTGATGCAAGACCCATTATCTGCGACTGCGAAAAGCCTGCCTGTATCGCCACGCCCGAGAGACTTGCCGTGAAATCCACTATATATCCTGCATTGGCGGATGAAGACTGCGCAAGCTCATTGACGGCGGAACCCGTAGCGAGCATAGCTCCGCGCAGGCCTTTCTTATCATCCTCTCCGAACATATGTGCGAGCTTGCCTATCTTGTCAACAGCCCCCTCTCCGAGGTCATCTCCAAGAGCAACGTTTATCTTGTCGGCACCATCCACGAATTCCTCAATCATCTCCTTGTTGGTTATACCGAGGCGTCCTGCCGCTCCGGCAAGCTCGTTGAGCTGCTCCCTCGCCGTGCGTGTGTCCATCCGTTTGAAGTCCTCGTTCATCTGATGTACTTCCTCATCCGACTGGCCTGTGTATTTTCTCACGTTCGCCATCGACTCTTCCATCTGGGCGTAGTCATCGATGTACTTGTGTATGGAGTCGTAAGCCCTCGACACGGAGCTGAACGCCGTCAATCCCGCATAATACCATTTGTTGAAAAGGTCAGCGCCCTTATCCAACACGGAGCCTAAAGACTGTGCTTCTTCCGATGTAGCACGAATTGCCTTGCGGTGGTCTGCAAGTATTTTATTCAGATCCGCTATTGATTTTGCGGTATCATCATATTCTTTCGTACCGATAGTCATCTTCTTTATATCTCGTGTAAGTTCCCTTATTTTTTTCTGGATTGAAGGGAGCGTGTTCTCAATTTCCGAACCATCTATAAAGACCTTGACCGTTCTGCTGTATTGCTTTGCCATATTACCGATATCTTTTGTTTCCTGCAAAAATAGCAAAGATAGAAGAACGGTGATAGGACGATAAAAACAGTCAAAGACTTGCAGAAATTAAAATAATTGCATATCTTTACAACGGAAACCAAAAAACACTGACGATTATGTATTTACTGACACCGGGCCAAGCTTTTGTAGTGGGAACCATATTCCTGATTATATTCCTTTTCAAAGCAATAGGAATAGGGTTAGACAATGCTGCAGGCAAATATCATGTATGCCCCCACGCTTTTGAGGCAGGATGGCCGGAACCATATTGCCAAGCCATGATAGACAGGCAGATGAGGTTCTATTTAGGAGAATGGATTCCATTGTATGATGTCAACGACAAAGAGAGCGAGGAACTGAAGGCAAAGCTCCTGGAAAAAGACATCAAGCTTAATGAGCAAGGTAAATGGTGTCTGACAGGCGACACTCTCCATGAAGTAATGAACAAGATCCACAAGAAATAGCAAAAAAACGAGGCAGGTCAGACACCCTGCCTCGTTTTATTTTTTCTTCACTATCATAATTCTGTCCAGCTCATCGAGCACATGCTGCGCAGCAGCGTCGCCATAGTAGTCGCCGGCAATGTCGGCAAGATCATTCAGGTTCTTCTCGATATTGTTGTCGAGCCAGTCCACGGGGCGGCGGCGTACAGGTCCAGCCTTGACGTTCCTGCCTGGACTGCGCGAGCCCCGCACCACAGTGCCGCCCTGACGAATATATCCGTTGCCCACGCCGTATGCCACGAACACGCCATAGCGCAAGAACTTGAAAGCCACGCTTTGCGCCACGCCGTCATCCCTGCCTTTCCTTACCGCCGATGCAAGACGCTTGCGCAGGCTGCCGCTGTAGACAGAGGTCTCGGCAACAAGAGTTCCGAGCGAACGTCGTTTAACCTTTTCGCCCCACTCGGAAACCCTGCCGTTAAAATCCTCTGCCGAGATATTCTTTTCATTATCCATAAGCGAAAAGAATCAGATTCCCTTAAACTCCTCCACAGCATTGAAGCAGGGACAGCTCTTCTGCCATCTGTCGGGCGTGTCCTCTCCCCATATACTGCGGTGCCCCATTATCCTGGCATCCGGGTATTTCCTCTTCAGCACCGTAAGCAGCCTCCGCAGCGACATTCTCTGCTCTGCAGTCCTGTTGTCCGTAGGCTTCCATACCACCCTGCCGAACGTATTGTTCGCTTTGTATATGCCGCCCACATACGCCACGTTAATCGCCGTACTGTTATAGCCTTTCACTCCATTGCTCACCTCCTCTATGGCAAGCATCTGGTGCACCACACCGTCTGCGCTCACAACATAGTGATAACCAGGACTCTTCCAGCCCTTCTGCCTGAACTCAGCCCACAGCTCCTTCACTCCCCAGGATTGGGGACTTGCCGTGCAATGCACAAATATCCTTTCTATCTTACGCATAATACCAATTTCTAATATTCTATTTTAACAGATTTCAGTGATGCACTTGAAGGCAACCATATCTCCCAAGGCTGTGAATAAAAGCCATATTTAACAGTATGACTGCCATAATATCCATATTTAGAAGAACTGCTGGCTGCATAAGTCTGGTCTTCAGAGTCAGAATTCATAAACAAGATCCACTTAGTCCTACTATTAACGGTCTCACCTTTAGCAATGGCACCTATCTGACCACAAGTATTCACAAAAGGAGTCTCATTCCAACAGCTACTTGGTATCACAACATGAGGTGCTAACACTCTTCCTAACAACATCCTTAGATTACTGGTAGTAATCTCAACATTGCTGCTACCATTTGAGTAATAATACCTCTTCACTGAACCATAATGAAGAATCGTGCCATAGTTATACTTTGTTGTAGTCTGGGACCGGTTTGAGATATTTACCATATTCAAACCCTTCAAAGCTGCCGTTATGATATAGTAGTCCTTTACTGCCAGATCACTTTTTAAAGCTACCTCGTCCTTTATCTTCTTGAAAATCTTTGTCAAGGCATCACTCGTCATACCAAACATGCCCATATCTTTTACTTTTTATTTAAATGGGTCAGGACTGGACAAACATACCCACTCCCGACCCTGCAATCTTATATTACCACTCTCTTAGACCATAACTTACTTAGCGTTATTCCACAATGTTGTGATATCATCATCTGTAAGAGCTGTAAACTCACTGGAATCGACCTTACCGTCTATACTATCCTGCATAGCTACAAGGGAAGCACTGACTACCTTATTCTGCAATGCATTGGTAGAAGAAGGACTCAACGCTGAATCCACAATAACTTTGGTGGCACCTGCTGCAATGCCATTAAGCTTGGTCTTATCCTCCTTTGACATCAAACCATTGGCACTTGTAGAAGCTACACCATAAGTTGTGTTGTTATCTGTCCAAGGAACATTCACAAATGCCAAGTTATCACCAAAAATCTGCACAGGATAGAATCTGTTTGAATTCTGAGTAGCTGTCATAGCCGCCTTGGCGGAATCCTGCTGCTGTACTGTAAATGTAGAAGGAACGGGCTTTACCTTCACACCACCCAAAGCATCTGACTTGGCTGCTGGAAGACTGTATTTATTGGCTCCTTCTGCTATGCCGTCAAGCTTTTTCTTGTCAGCTGTGCTCATGATACCAGGCTTACTCTGAGTTGCAGTGTAAATCTCAACAGTACCCTTATTGTCATGCTTATCATTATCTCCAAAAGCAAGACCTATAAACTGCTGACCATCTGTACTTGTAGAGAAAGGTGTATCGGGACTGAACGCCAAACTGTTATAAGTTGCTGTGCTTACCTTACCACCAAGGGCTGCATTTACAGCCTTGTTCTGTACTGGATTAGTAGAAGTTGTACTCAGAGCACTGTCCACAGTAATCTTGGTAGCTCCTGTTGCTATACCATCCAATTTTGTTTTGTAGGCTGCTGTAAAGTCATTTGTACTCAACCCCTTACCACTTACCTTATCAACCTTACCATCCAAAGCACTTTTTGTAGCTGTAGAGATAGGCTTTGCAGCATCACTGGTATTATCTACATTGCCAAGTCCTACTGCACTCTTCGTCAAATCTGTCTTCTTGGCATAAGGTGACAAGTCTACATTTGCCTTCCACTCACCAAGCTGTTCCCAATAGAAGACAAGACCCGTCTGACCAGAAGGAAGAGTATCATTTTTCGACAGTCTGACATACTCCTTGAAAACATTGTCTGTTCCACTTGCAGCACTCTTTACAAGATAAATCCTGCCGCTTTTAGCAGTAGAGGCATCTGGAAGTGCAGTCACAACCTCACACAACGTTGTATCAATACCAAGATCTCCAAGAGTAAGATTACCACTACCTGTAAGACTCTTGCCATTGATAGTCTTCACAGCAGCCACTTTCTTTTGAGCCTCTGCCAAAGCTCCTGCTGCTGCAGTAACAGCATTATCTGCTGTCTTCTGTGCATTGGCAGCATTAGTCTTTGCTGTATTAGCTGTACTCTGGGCTGTATTAATTGAACCCTTTACAAGTGAAGCAAATTTGCTCAAATTGTCTTTTGAAATATATTCTCTTGCCATAATCTAAAAAAATTAATCCTTGTTTTAATTGTATCTATATTATTTTTACTTCGTAATAGCCTCACTCCACAGATTGTCTATATCGGTATCTGCAAGGGCTGTAAGCTCTGCTTCCTTGACATATTTCTTGTCTGCCTCTGCTGTGGTCTGATAGGAACTCATGTCCACGGTGCCTGCACTGAACTTCTGCCAGCCTTCTGCTTTCTTCCTGTTTTCCCAATTCTTCAACTGATACAAATCTCCATTGCCATTGCCATCAGCATCCACTACATACCACAACTGACCTATTGCATCATTGTCTGTATTGTTCTTGGAAACACTCAACTGCCAGTCATTCAAAGCATACAAGGCTGTGAGATTTGCTACTGTCCTATGACCACTTATCTCATCTGCATATACAACACCATAACCTGTTTCTGTGGTATTGTTGCTCCTCAGGGTATTTGCCTGCGCTAAACCTTTTCTTGTTGCCATATCTTTTTTCCTTTCTTTTTAACGTTCTTATTATGCAAAATCCAACTTGGCATTGGTAAATGCTCCCTGCTGCTCACTCGTATATACATTATACTCTATCTGCTTGCCTGTCTCTGGGTCTTTCACTGTCAAGGTCTGGAATGTGAAACCTCCATCCAACAGTGGAGTAGCATCATTCATTGTTATCTTTGACAGCTTGCCAAGCTTGCTTGGATAAGCATATACATAATACTCACTGGCTGTAGTACTTACTCCTGTCACTACCTTTGACTTGCCACTCTGTAGAGAATAGTCTCCTCCCTGAACAAGAGCACTTAGCTTACTCTGCAGACTGCTTACAGTGAGAGCTGCATTTACTGCGCCCATCACTACCTTATAGTCAAAGTGTACCTTCAGTGTAGCTGACTTGCTGTCCATAGCTGTACCATCAGATGCCTTGATGCAGCCATCCACAAGAATCAGTCCCTGCTTTGGAGCCTTCACACTGGCAGTAATAACTGTGTCTTCTGTTATATTATCTACTGTTATCTCATCTGACCATACTCCTGAAGCTGGCAATGCCTTACCTGACCAGTTGCCACCATTCACTGCTGTTGGGTCCTTATAACCTTCTGTCTTCTTCCACATATAACTGCCTGAGAAGGTTACTGTATAGCCATACAAGGTGTTGAGATTACCCATACCTGATGCTGTCAGTACATTCTTGCCGTCTGCTGTCTTCACTGTCCAAGGGGATGATATCCCTCCTGATTCTGATAATGACTTCTTACCTATTGTCACTCCTACCAAAGGCAAATCTCCATCCATGATTGCCTTGATGTCCTTGGCATTCTTTGCTCCCTTGTCTCCTGCATAGGCTGTGGAAGAGGTCTCACCCAATGATACTCCGCCTGAGCTTATCTCCACCAACTCTGTACCACTCCACCTGTAAGTCTTGTTGGTATTTATATCTACAAATATCTTACCTCCATAAGGATTGCCATTAAGTTCCTGGTAGTTCTCTCTCGTTCCCCAGTTATTGTAATAGGTCTTGTCCTGGGTTAGACCTGTCTGAGCAGCAAAGCATTTCTTGGATCTTACATACACTACTGAATATACTGTACTGCCACCAAAGCTGGATGTCTGAATAGTAGCATCGTCTACAATGCCTTCAAACTCTACCACATCATCAACATAACTTGGAAGCTTGTCTGCTGGTATCATACCATTCTCATCCAGACTTACCTTCTTGTCAAGCTCCGGCTTGATCTTATTGGCTATGAGATGTCTCAAACCTGTCTCATCTAAAAACTTTTTCTCCATATTGATAATAATTTATATAATGTATTTACTCATTTATATTCCATATCTCATCTATCTTGCTGTCAGCAATACTGCCTACATTGCCTCCTGTAGAAGATACTTCTACCAAGTCACTGCCACTCCACCTGTAACTCTTCTGTGTTGTCTTGTCTACAAAGATCTTGTTGGAATGAGGAACTGGCTGCTGAGCATCATCATTCTGATACTTTGCATATGTCTCCCATACATTGTAATACAATGGAGGTTTTGAAACAGATACTCCTCCACTTGCCTGCGGCACCTGAGCTGCAAAATACTTCTTTGCCTTCACATATACTACTGTATAGTTGGAGGCTGTGGTTCCCACCTGTTGTATCTCAGCATCATCCACAAAGCCATCAAACTCAACCATTTCCATACTATTACCAGGAATGAGTTCTGAAGGTATCATGCCATTCTCATCAAGCTCCACTTTCTTTCCTAAAGCTGCCTTGATCTTCTTTACAAGATAGTCAAGTCCTACTTCATCTAAAAATTTAGAATTTCCCATATCTCTTTTCGTTTACTTAGTTTCTGTCCCATATATTGGCTATCTCACTATTTTCCAACTTCGTCACACTACCTCCTGTACCGAGTATCATCTTTTTTATAAGAGGCTCCACATAAGGCTGCCACTCAGTCCACGACCCCTTGTCAGCTGTAAGGTGTGGAGCTTTGAAATTATAACTACGGAAATACGTATAGATTTCAGAATCGCTATGACCACTCCAAGAATGTTTGTTGCTGTCATAAATCTGATGAGTGGTTAGTACCTGAGTTACCACATGAGACATGTCATCGCTGAACAACCGCAACACTCCCATATTAATGGCTCCACCGCCCACCTTAGAAGCCACGACTCCGTAAAAAGTCGGACTTCCACCCATACAACAGGTTGTAGGATCATTCAACGTGTCAAGCTGTGAGAAGTTAATACTTGGAACACCAACCGAGCTGCCACCGGTGAATTTATCTTCAAGTTTTCTCAACAACGCCTTATCTTCTGCACTCATCACTCCTGCAGTCTCCATGGTTGCGCATGGAATTTCCGCAGAAACCGTACTCTCCTTATAAGTATCACTTCCCGGATCATAAACATATCGTGTTGAGTCTATTACAACATTTTTCTCTGTAGACCTTACAGAGAGCTTCCCTATCAATTCTGAAGGAAAATTTCGGAAAGAGGATATCGCCTCACGTAACTTAGCCACAATATCCTTGAACAGTCCACCGACAAGTCCTGCAGTATTCGACTCCGGCAGAACATTCGTCCTGACGGTTTCCGCCTGTTTCTCAAGTTCGTCAAAGTTCTTTGTCATCGCCTGTTTCTATTTTAAAAACGTTATTATCTTTTATACAGAACGGAACCTGCAGCATAACCTCCGCCATCCATCCATAAAGAGCATTCTTCTCGTTCTGCAATGGCACCACATCTATACCATTGAGCGACACCCCCTGCAACCACTTCGGTTCTCTCCTGTATTTATCGAGGTTTATCTTTGCAAATATATCATTTATTATCTGCTCCGTTTCGGACAATGCCGACTCCACTTCACCGTAGTCGCCAGTGTCGCATACATGAGTAAAAGCCTCGATATGACATGTGTATGTCTTCTTCATGTCATCTATCGAGGAACCGGAAATCTTATAACCTGTCGTCTCGAAGAAAACTGCCGGATAGAGCAATCCTTCCGCAAGCGACGTGTTTTTTGAATCTTCATTAAGATTAACGAAATGCCGCTCATCATCCGAGTGACGCAATTTTTCATGCAGACGGCACAATTGCTCGAGATATTTGGAAAAAGCTTTTATCATAATCATTTTTTGAGTTTACTGTTTTTTATCCTGCGGTTCATGAGCCGGAAAGCATCAAGGGCGAGCATCTGCTTGTAGCGGTCTATAAAAGCCACATCATCACCAAGGAAAGCATCAAACACAGCAAGCCAGTCCGTCGGCTTAGGATTCCGATTGCGTTCTTCAGCTTCGTCACTATCTTCTTCCGAAGGGAAAAGGAACGGATAAGCCAGGGAAAGCCATTTCCTTAGCAGAATAAAGTTGAAAAATATGGCCATACGGATTGTCTTGTCAAGAGTGGAGCAGAATTCCACCTTCTTCTGCATATCGTCATCTTCCTTTTCCTGTGAATGATACAGAGCTGCAATAAACACCGACAGATGTTCTTCATTCTCCGGTTTGATGGCATATCTTTGAAAATAGTTGTCGGCAAGCATAAACTGCTCCAGGGTAACGCCCTGAAGGCGCATTCCAGGTGACTCGTATCGTGAGCCTGGCAATATTTCCACAAAGAACTTACTGCAGGGCTTGTCGAGTCGGCGCATCCATCCCACCTGTTCGAGCAGAGTGTATTTCAGATAATCGTCCATAAGAAGGACGACATGCTTTGTCAAGGAAAACATGAGGCACAGAAACCTGTCTTTGTCGATGCCTCCGTTCCATATCTCCACGGCTGCCAGGAACTGTTCCTTGGTCATCTCGTTCCATGTTTCAGGCAACGAGGCTTCAAAAACCTTCTTTCTATATGTAACCGTCAATTTTTTCATAGAGTGAAAAAAGCATTGTGGTCGGTATTATCGCGAATGTTATAAGTAGAAGTCTCATCCCCGACATATTCCCCCATAAAATTCTTTATAAATGTCTGCAATGATGCCGCAGAACGTCTTGCATCTATCTCATACATACCGATACGGTCTCCTATCTGGCGGTCAGAAGCCGGCGTCATGGTCTTGTTGTCGTAGTTGCCGGAGCTCATCTGCTGGAAGTAAAGCCCCCTGTCGGTCAGCGACCCCGTCTGCTTCATCAGCCTTACCACCGACATTCTTACTACATAGTCGGCGCATACAAGACGGAAGGCATCGAGGGTGCAACCTGCATCTTCAGGAAAATCCTCGATCCCGGAGAGCCATTTCCTCAACTTCAGATAAAGTTCATCACCGAGGAGCGGCTTCAGATGGTATTCTTCCACGGTGCGGAACTCTGCCTGCAGACGCATGAAAACGATGTGCGAACCATATATACAAACGATACGGTCTACTTCCTTCGGACTTTTCACAATCGCCTGCCTACGTTCCGTCCAGCACTTTGTTTCCCTATATTCCGGATAGTCGCTGATATTGTCTTCCACGAAATCAAGAAGAGCATCGAGAGCATTGAAGCCACGACTCTTGAAGTTCTCGCGCATACGGTCTTCCTGATACTTGTAAGCACTCTGCCAGTCTTCACTGCCTTGACGCTGGAAGCCCTGGTCTGAGATACGCAGGTTGAGAGCATCAAAGTCATGCCAGAAAGCAAGGTTTGCCACTGCCCTTTGTGCAAGCGAAAGCAACTGTCGGGATTTTTCATCCGCCGAATCCATATTGCCATATATGTTCTCTATCCTCTTCATCAGCGTGCTCTCTACGAGCGGCTGCAGGAACATCTGCTGCACACTCGACAGCGAAGATTCCATCTTCTGGAATGAAAGCGAAGCTGATGACGGAACGAAAGCGGAAATTTCTTTTCCGTTGTTCCATTTCTCTTTACTGAAAATCATAGGCTACGAAAGTTTATGAGTTGTACCGGCTCCCGTATCGAGAGTGGTAAGAATAGTGTTACGAAAGCGCAGCTCACAGTCGGGCAAGCCGTTTAGCTTGATGAAGAGCGAGAGCGGATCAAGAATATTCTGACGGTCGATCCATGCGTTGGCAATATTCACGAGGAACGCCTCACGAATATTACTGCCTCCCTGATTTCCGGCATACGTACCTCCCGGCATTCCGGCTCCGAGCACGTTGGGGTTCACCATCAAAGCAAAGAGTATCTCCGAGTTTGCCGCAGCTGAGGTCACAAGGTTCTCCTGACCGGCATTGTACTTGTTGGAAAGCGGCATAATCTTCCATTCTTCTTCTACCCTGCCGTTCATCTCGTTCACGGCATAGTTGGTGAATATCGGTTTTTCGGCGTTGTCCGGTCCGAGCAGATTCTTCTCTATCTCGTCCATATATTTGTTGATTGCCACACTGCGTTCCTTCCGCGACTTATACGCAGAAACAGGGAATTTCTTGTCCCAGTAGCTGTATGGTATCTGCACATGCCATTTCCATGTGGTCTGATTCTTGTAAGCCTTCTTCAGGAAGCTCGGCACCATATGGGCAATATCCACCCATCCGGCAACGTATGCTGGCCACCATATAGGCTCACCATAGATATCCTCGTTGCTCCAGGAGTCACGCACAGCATAGACAAAGCCTTTGTTCAATCGTCCAAGGAAGCGCAGCACCTCTGCCTGAGAGTTTGGATCATAATCATTGAGCAACGGCAGAATATCATAATCGGAGGGAGAAATATCCCACGTTCCGCTTACTACGCATTTCTGGTTGCCATTGCTGTCCGGCTCCGTGAAACGATAATGCAAACAGTTCAGAGCATTAAGCCCCACAACAACATTACCTGCTGCATTGGGAACGAACTGTACGGCTCCGCATCCCACCTTCAGATAATCTCTCAACACTTTCTCCATGTAACGTCGTACCTGCCTCGAAGATACGAAACTCCGCACCTTCGGGTCGTCTATCGGTTCAAGAATCTCATCACCCTTGTCATCATAGCCTTTAACCCTGCAGGCGAATATGCCCTGCCCCAGAGTAAGGTTACGCAGAAAGTGCAGACCGGTGTTCAATACTGTAGTGTCTCTTACGGTCTTCACAGCTTCCCATGGGAACCTGTTGTCATTGCCCCATGTCACCACACGCTCATCCCCAACATAGATATAACCACGACGTGTGTCGTCGTATGGGAATAACACTCGCCGACGCTCATCTGTCGTCTTCTTGTCTGTCACTGTGTCTGCGAAGAAGAACGTGGAGTTCATCATCAGCGGCACTCCTTCTTTGTTATACAGGATATCCATTGCTCCAATCTATATAATGTCCGTTATACTCTATGATATTTGTTATCTTAACCGGGATGACGTGCATCTCAGGATTCCCCTTGCAATCGCAAGGCTGTATGCCTCGATAACGCATTTTCTTCATGTTCATGCCCTTGCACCCCGCAGCGTATGCCTGAGGAACGAAACGCAGTTTCCCGTCAAGGGTCATAACCTTGACGGAGAAAATACGCTTACGGCCGAACCTGTCGGTACGGATATCGAGATCTGCAAGCATTGTGCTTGCATACATTGTTTTCTTTTCTTCTTTTTCCATACGTAATCTTAGCTAAAGGTTTTGTCAAACGGCGGATGGCTGAATACATGTCCGCTTCCCGTATCGGGGATGAATACCGGCTTGCGCATATAGCGCATATCGGCATAACGCCAAGTGAGAGAAATGGCATCCGGCTCATTGAGCGGGCGAGACACAGAAGAATCAACATCGGTAATGGTTATACGCCGCAGCTCTTTTCCGTCAACGACAAAGGCAAGAGGGGAATCCATCAGGTCATACACCGTTGCACGTTCCTCCATAGTCACCCATCCGCTGTTTGCCTCATTGTCTTCCACAAGAGAAGAGTCAAACCGTATATATTCTCTACCGGAAAAACCGAAATCAGACTCAAGCGACTGCTTCTCAATATTCTTGCCTGTGAAGACGAATGTCTCCGGCACGCCACAGAAACCAAGGAAAACAAACTGCGTGGCATGTCTCGGCATCTGACCCTGTGCCGTGAATTTTATCTTGTCAAGCTGTTGCCCATCGGTAGAGTACAGGGTCAGCGTATAAAAGTATACGGCTTCCGCACCGTAAGCATGACAGTCAAGCATCGTAAGTATGGCAGTTATGCCGGCATCCATAGTATAGCAGTCTTTGGATGGGGATATGCTTACCTCCTTTTCTTCATATCTCACGGTCTCTCCATCCCGTAAAGCAAGACCTACATGCAGCTTCAGCTCTGCACCTGCCGTTATAACCGACAACGGCATCTGCTGCCCCGTATATATTTTTCTGTTTCTGATCTGCGTGGCAAAGTGTGGAGCCACATTCCCTAAAAAACGTGTGGAATACAACAAACGGCATGAGGCGGAAGATCCTCCACCGGAAACCGTAACATTCACTCCTATACTGCGCGGACCTGCGGCAAGCAGGTTTTCCGCATCGATAGTGCTCAGTATTGAAGAGCAAACGAGTTCATCTATGCCACCGATCTCCACCTTACCGTTCGTCGGGGTATACATGGCAGTATTGTCAAACACGGCGGAGCCGTCATCAGCCGTGAGTAATGTGCGCACGCTGATGTCGGCATCCGCCGCTATCATGATAGAGTCTACGGAAGTTGCGAAAGCTAAAGATGGGATATTATTGATTTCTGCCATTACCAGTTGAACAATTGGAATCCCACACCCGCAACAGGGGCATGGTCAATGAAGTTATATCCCGCATACATCTTCATCATGCGGTAGCGGTATTCCGCCATGACGGCGAGATTGCGGTAGCCGAACGTGGACAGCACGCCAACGGAGTGGTCTTTCACAAGTCTTTTCGGATAGAATGTGAAGCTCACCCGCCTGCCTGCTATCCCGTTCTGCCATATTGTATCGGTCACTATGGCACGGACGCTGTCTCTGCCCGCAGCGGTTGACACTGCCAGTTGCAGTGTGTCGCGATAGATTTTCTGAAGATAATAGTCGCTGATTATCTTCGCGGTATCCACTGTCTGCGGCACCGGGACATATACCGTGTCGGCAGGCTTGGGAACATACACCGTGTCAACAGAGGCAGGCTCCAGGCTCACAGCGCAGGTTCCGCCCCACGAAGCCCCGCCACTGCCTTCCTTTGAGAGGTGTACGCCCCAAAAGCAGGCAGCGGCGAGGAGCAACAAAAAGAGTGAAACACTCAATGCTATCCAGAAACAACCTGCCTTAAAACAAAAAAAATGTTCATTATTCATTGCGCAGTCATTTACCTAAAATCCGGCTTACCGCTGAAGAAGCGACCTGCTTCACCATATCTATATAATAACTCTTGTCGCGGTTGTCGATAGTGGCAAGGTTTTCCAGTATCGACGTGGCGTTCTCCACCACGAAGGCTATCATCAGAATGACCGTGAGCACATCGAAGAACCACGCCCCCACGAGCCACGCCAGCGAATGCCTCTCATAGTGGGAGGCGAAGAAGGCGAATACCTGGCAGCTCATGAAGAGGAAGAACCAGATGCACAGCTTCAGCAGGAAGCGCGAGAACTTGGAACTCTCGAAGTGTTCATGCCTCTTGCGGGCGGCGCAGATGCCAGACCCCAGCTCCAGGAGCAGGATGAGCACCATCGCCACGGCGAGTACGGGCCACAGCCCAAGCATGGAGCAGACGCAGCCCAGCACGGACGAGAGCGCGGCACTCTGCCCGACGCCCACGTATTTCGTAGAGGGAAACACGCTTTCCATCAGAGCACCCACGCTGTCGTAACCGTAAGAATACAATAACTTATCAAATAACATAATTAACGAAAATGGCTTTTTATTACTCTGCAAAAATAAAAAACAAGCAGCTAACGACATGGGACAGGAAAAACGCCGCTGAAGCGAAAGGATTATAACGCTTTTCCTGCCGCCGTTTTTGTCATTAAAATAAGTTAACAAGCCCGTATTTTCTGACCTTCCGGACGGAAAAATCCTGTTTTTCCGCTCCTGAAACACGCCGCAGCCCGCCGCGCCCTACAGGAAGAGGCGCCGGAAGAGTCGCCAACGAGAGGATATATGACGGGGCGGGGTTCCCCTGCCGACGACAGACAAGGCGACAGAATCAGACGCGCCCATCGACGAACGAGGTGGAGAGCACCTTCAGACGGGTGTAGTACTTAGTCCAGATGCGCTTGTCGACGCAGTCGCCGAAGTGGGTCGCCTCTTCGGGCAGGACGGACTGGCGGCGCTCCGAGCTCTTGTCTTTGGCAAACCTGCCGTGGGAGTCTTCGATGACTCTCGTGTTCTGCATGGAGATGAGCGTGTGGCGGCAGCGGGTGGCGTTGAACCTCACCTTGGGGAAGCGTGGGTCGGTCTCGGCAAGGATGTAGGTCCAGAGCAGGAACTTCTCGTGCTGTGGCGGTTCGATGCCCGGATGCACGAGCTGCTCCACTTCCCAGCCGAACTTCTGAAGGCGCTCGACAAACAGTTCGTTGTACGTCTTCCTGGAGTTGGCGCGCCTGGCGTCGCCATAGCGGTCGCGGTAGAGGGTGAGACGCTTGCAGGCATGGTGGGAATAATAGGCTATGAACTTGTCGGCAAGCACGTTCACCTCGGTATCGCTCTCGTCGTCGCGGCGCACGAAGAACTCGTTGATGACGTTGTCTACGGGCTGTTCCGTCATCTGTCTGCCTACGAAGTCGTAGCAACGCTCCTGCCCCACGGAGAGGAAGGAGGCTGCGCTGCCCCAGTCTACGGATATCTCCAGGGGCTGGGTAGGATCGCAGTCGAGGTCGATGCGCGAATCATGCACCGAGCGCAGCGACTCCCAGTCGTAGCCCGCATTCTCGGCGAAGTCGCGCACATAGGAATCGTTGTAGGCATTGTAATAGAGGTGGCGGTCTTCGAGCTTGTAGTAGCAATGGTCTACCTTGTCGAGAACGTAGTTGAGGATTTCCACCATGAACGACAGTTTGTCCATTACCTTATACTGGTTGACGATGTACGACATGCCGAGGTTCTCGATATTGTCGAACACGGAGCCGAGGATGAAGAGCGTGGAATCCCTGGACACGAAGGGCGTGAGCTCGCGGCGCATTCTCGACGCCTCGTTCCAGAGGTCGCGGAAGAGGGCCTTGTCATTATTGATATACGCGTCGATAAGCTGCATCTGCACCGACACCATGCGGTTCCACCGCTGGAACAGGGGGATGCCGCGCTCACGCTCGTAATACTCCGCCGGCTCCAGGAGCCACTTCTGCTGTGCCGTGTAGGGCATGGAGGAGAGGAAGGCGTTGCCATGGTGCTTCACTATGGGATGGGCGGAGCGACGGCCGAAGACGGTCTCGTTGCCTCGGTTGGTAGGTGCCACCTCCTGGTCAAACTTCTCCTTGTTGATGGTCAGCGCCTCGTCGGTGATGTTGAAGTCGGCGTTGGGTCCGCGGCTGTTGCCCTCCTGGGTTAGGATATACAGGATGTGGCCGTTGGAGAAGGAGATGACGTGGTCAAACTGCATGATGTGCTCATAGGGGCGGTACCATCCGTCGGGCGGACGGCGGCACACCACGTAGTCGCCCGTATGCGTCTGGTAGTCGTAGGGCTTGTAGCCGAGCATATCGAGCATCTTGAACGTGGAGGGCAGCGTCTTGGTGAGTGCCTGCCCGATGGTGGCCTGCGCTATGGTAGTGACGCCGCGCGGCATGATGCGCACGTTCTCGTCCACTTCGGCACCTACGATGAACGACTTTCCCGTGCCTCGCGAGAACACGGCATACTTGTTTTTCGCCGGAAGCAGCATGTAGGCATACTGCGCCCGGTTCACTCTGATGTTTTCCTGCCAATAGTCCTTTTCCATCATGTGTCCATTATCTCCTCTGCTTCTGCCTCGTCGATGGGCTGATAGAGGCTGTCGATTATTTCCTTCTTGTCGCGGTCTGAATAGTTGCGCGCGTCGCCGAGTGATACGTTCTGCGACTGGCCGTTCTGGTTTATCTGGATGAAGAACTGGTTTGCCTGCATGCGCTGAGGGTCTTCAACGCCGGCAGGACGGTCGCCGATGATGTCGCGCAGCACCTTCTTCGCCCTGTTCCACTCCTGTAGGTCGCCGCTCAGCCTGCACTCGCGGATGAGCTCCAGCTGGTCTTTTATCATCCATGCCTGCCAGAAGTCCCAGTCGAAGGTATGGCGCGACTTGTAGAGCTGGCGTGCGAGGGCTATGTCACGGCGCACGGTGGAGGAAGATACGTCGAACTTTGCCTGCATCATCCGGATGACGTGCGTATCGTCGGGATAGTCGTCGAGCAGGCGCGCCGCCGAGAGCACGCGCTTGAACTGTGTGCGGCAGCGTTCCGGCAGCGGATATTTGTCGGGATCCAGGATGTGCGCCTCGATCTCGTCGTGGGTGAGCTTTTCGATTGACTTGTAGTTTCTTGCCATGTTTACAGTTGGGTTTAAAGCATTGAGCGGCGGCCCTCGTAATCCGGACCGCCGCTCAGTGGGGGTTTTCGCGTTGGGGCTTGCCGGATCAGATTCTCTCAGCAAGTTCGTATTCTACCTTCGACTTTTCCGCCTTCAGGTTCTCTATCTGCTTGAGCAGCTTCGTGCGCCTGGGGCTTTCCGGCAGAGGGTTCTCATGTTCCTGTCTGGTCTCCGCCTGGTAGAGCAGCATGTTCTCCTTGCGCGTGATCTGATTGGTAAGCGACTTCTTGCGCGTCTTCAGCTTGTCGGTGGGCATCGACTTGTAGTCCACTTTGCCACCGCCTGCGCTCTCAGCCTTGGCTACGGCTGCGGAAGACAGCTCCTGCGCCTTGTCGAGGTCGGGCAGAGTGCCGTCCTTCTCGTAAGCCTCGCGCATGGCGGCAAGCACGTCCATATAGGCTGTAAGCTTGTCGATGGAGTCGCCGAGGGTCTTGCGCTGTTCCACGGTATTCTCGTCGTTTGCCTCGCCCAGCTCATAACGCTGGCGCGAAAGCCTTGCCCTCTGCTTGTAGGCATCGGCAAAGTTCCTTATGAGCATCTGCATCACTTCGGGCATGCTCCGGAACCGGGTGTCATCGTCAGGCAAGCCTGCCATCCTGCGCTGTTCGTCAACGGGAGGCTTCTCGCCCGTGCTATCGTTCAGCAGGTCGGCATCCGGCACGTCCTCAAAGCGGGGGTCGTCAGGATTGTAGTACACCTGCACCACATCACGCAGACACGACGTGAGCTTCTCCATGGTCCATGGCAGTTCGCCTTTCCGCAACAGCAGCTTCTGCACATTGGGTTTGTAACCGCTCTGGACCAGGATCTTCAGTCCTGCGGCGAAGTTGCGCTTCTCCTGTTTCTGCCCGAGCCATTGCATTGCCTCGGACCGGGATTTGAAATATTCTTCAGTAAGTATCATAACAACAATTTTAGCTTATCTTATGCAAAGATAATGACTAAAGAATCCGGACGGTGGGACAAAGAACGATACTACATGGAGCGCACATACCAGAAAAAAGGCATGCTACTTTCACAAGCGGCATGCCTTAAGGACAAAAAAATGTACTATATATATATAAAGGAATAGTCTGAGGGGGCGGATTCATTCTGGCGGGTCCGGGAAAAAGACATTTGCCGGTCTGTCTGACTTCTCGAACAGGCGCCAGCAGAGATGGTTGCCGACAAGCACGGTGTGGAAGCCGAGAGCCTCAAGAGTCTTGTTGACTTCCCTGTTGCTGACGGAGACCATGTTGTGGAAGAACCAACGCACATCGTTAGTGGTGAGCAGAGCCAGACGATCCTTGTCGCCCATGGGGGAGAAGTGCTGCTCTATGAGCTGGCGGAATGCCGACAGCTCCTTATCCTTCTTCTCTTCCTGCTTCTTGCCGTCATCGTCGGTCTTGCCGACGTATTTGTCACTGAGGAATCCTATTTTAGCCATGTTGCAGCCTCCTTCCCGTATTTTTCCACGAGGAGCGCCTGCGCCTCGTCATAGTTTGACACCGGTCCGTATTGGTTTATCCAGTTGAGAAACGAGCGCACATCCTGCATTACATCGAGATAGGTGTAGAAGTCTTTGTACTCCTCCAGCTCCCGGTCGAAGAGCGAGCCGTCTTCAGTACGATGAAGCAGCGTGCGGCGCATGTCGTCGCAGCGTTCTATAAGGTTGAGCACGTCGCCATGGGAAATCTCCTTCTCAAGGCGTTCCACGATGTCCTTGCGTGCATACTGGTATTCCGCCGCTGTCGTCGGGCGGCTGTTTGTTTCGTTATTCATAGCGCGAATCCTTCCTCTGTTTTATTCTTTCTTGTTTTCTGTACTTCCAATACCCTGCGGAGATAGCTCCTTGTGAGAATGATGCGGCATTTGCGTCTTGAGCCTACCACGGCGTTGATTCTGACGAGATCGCCGTCAAAAATATATTCGACCTTTCGGACTTTTCCGTACATAAAGCGGCTCAGAACTTTCTTGTGATGCCTCTTCATCTGTCTTATGCTTGTCATAGCGCGCCTCCTTCCTTTGCTGTTTCGTTTTCCTTGCCATCGGGCTGTATATATTTCCTTGCGAGCTTGAGGATGATTGCCGCTTCGGCACCTTTACAGTTTTCCGCTTGCTTGTAGCGGTTCATGAAGATGGATTCTTCCGCTTCAGAATGCCGTCCGTTGATGAGCGAGAAGAGCTTGCGCTCGTAGTCTAAGACGGCTTTCTTATGGCGAAGTTCTGCCTCGCGCTTTTCTTTCGCAAGTTTTTCGGCTGCCTCCTGCTCGTCATGGTTGTAGGTATTGAGAGCTTCTTCATACCGTGCGGCGATTACGTTTATCGTATCCTCGTAGTTCTCTTCCAGCTTCTTGACTTCGAGGGTATACTGCTGGTTCTCCTCCCACTTCTGCTTTACCACCGGCAGGATGTCCTGCTCTATGAATTCTTCAAACTTTTTCATAGCGCACCTCCTTCCTTTGCTGTTTCGTTTTTCCTTTCGGTTTTGTTGAGTCTTCGCACCATCCATGCGGCGCATGCTGCCGAGAGCAGCGACGCCACGGGAGCCGCCTCGATGACGAGTGCTCCGATGATGACGCACGCCGTGACGGCGTTGATGCGCACTACGGTACGGTTGGTGACTCCGAACTCCGCTATCCTGGAATAGAAAGCGTTTTTGCGGTCGAGCCATGCGTTTATGGCTGCCAGATGTTTGATTACTGTGCTCTTTACGTCGGCGAAAGCCAGTTCCGCCCCCGTGCGCTGAGCTTCCTGCGCCTGGATTGCTGATGTCTGTTGCATATTGCATCGTTTTGTAACCTTTCCCGGAACCGCCGGGCCGGAATGCAGAAAGGCGGCTGCACATCCCGCTGGTTACAAAACGATGTCTCTACCCGGAGGGCAAATTCAAGTTTTACGGAATGGCAACCGCCATGTATGTTCGATTATGGGTATAAAAAAAGCCCACGCAATCAGTGCTGAGCAATAACCGCTGCTCTCCGGGATAGTCTACTATCGTTTTGTAACCGCTGCAAAGATACGCATAAGTTTTTTTTTGCGCAAGGAAAATGGGGGGAAAGTTGTGGCTTTGGTGTAAAATTCTGACGGGAAGGGCGGATGGAGGGGATTGTCGGGGGAGACATTATTATATATAGGGAGAGGCAGGCCAATTTATTGACAGAAAAAGCCCCGAAGCAAGCGCAAGGCTCACCCCCGGGGCTTCACGCCAGTAGGCTCTGGCGGTTTCTGTCTTAATAATGCCAACAAACGAGCATGCCTAAATCTCTTCTGCAGCGCGGCGTATGCGCTCGCTCAAGTCTATCAGTGCGCCACGCATCAGCTCTGCCTCCTCGACGTTGAAGCCGCCAGTGCCGCCGTTGCCATCGATACCGTCCATCTTGTGGTAGAACCACGACGACGACTTGTGGAAGTAGGTATTGGCAAAATCTCTCCACGATATTGCCATCATAACGTCCTTCACCCTGCTCTTCATGTCGGTTATCACGCCCGACTTCTCCAATACTACCGTCTCCATAATCTTTTCTGTATTTAGTTAAACCTCGCCCCGTTTAAGGGGAGAGGCGTTTTGTCGTTTCTGTTACTCGTAAGGTTGTCGAAGCATATTGTCAAACAGCTCTTGCGCAAACCATATCAGTTGAGGATATCCATCGGGATAAGACCTGTTGTAGTTTCTGATTGCTTCCAGGAGCTCAAACTCTTCTTCTGTCACCTTGATTGTCAGTTCTTTCTTTTTCATATTGTTTGTTGTTTTATTAAGACATTGCAAAGATACTATAAAAATTCGTAGTATACAAATAAATAATACGATTTTTTGTAGTATATATAAAATAAAAATACCTTAATAAAAAAAGCCCCGGAGAATTTCCGGGGCTGGTGTGATAAAAAGGGTGCATTATAGAGAAACGCTCATTGAGCCTAATTTCTGCGACATGTCGCTGAGGGCGGATTTCAGCGTGCTGAGTTCCTCGTCGGAGAACTGTGCCGCCTTGCCGTTCACTGTGTTGCCGTTCAGCTTGTGGGCAAGCCAGCTGCGCGACTTGCCGAAATACTTCTTTGCTATATACGCCATGGAGACCATCTTTGTTATTTCGCCCATCCTCTCCGCCATGGTCAGGTTCTCCACTTCCTTTGCCGTGGTCTTGACCAATGACTCCAGGGATTCGGTGAATTCCTTGGGATTCTCGTTCTTCAGAGCTTCCATTTCGAGGGCGATGCCCTGCTTTTCCTCTTCTGTCTTCGCAGCCCTGTTCCTTGCTGCGAGTGCCTGTATTCTTTCTTTCATATCGTATTCTAATAACGCTGCAAAGAAAATAAACTTTTGTTGATTATACAAGAAAAACAAGGATTATTTCAACAAATGTTGAATTACATGTAATCGGGTAGGAGGTAAATGTTATTCATAAAAGGCATTTCCCTCCTACTTTCACATTTA